CCTTGAGGATATCGAGGCGCTGATCGCGTTTTTCGAGGCGCGGCAGGGGCAGCTTTATGGCTTTCGCTGGAAGGACTGGAGCGATTTCAAATCGTCCCGCGCCGGGGCCGCGCCCGCGTTCGACGATCAGCGGATCGGGGTGGGGGATGATGCCTCGTTGGCGTTTCAGTTGTGCAAGACATATCGTTCCGGCGCGCAGGAGGCCGTGCGCCCGGTGGTCAAGCCGGTGGCGGGCAGCGTGCGCATGGGCCTTGGCGGCGTGGAGATGCGCGAGGGCGTGCATTACGAGGTGGATGACACCACCGGCATCGTCACGTTTTCAGAGCCGCCCAACCGGGATGTGGCGGTGACGGCAGGGTTTGAGTTTGACGTGCCGGTGCGGTTCGATACCGACCGCATCGAGGTGAGCCTTGCGTCGTTCCAGGCCGGCGAGGTGCCCAATGTGCCGGTGGTCGAGGTCCGGGTATGACCGGCGCCGAGGCGCTGGCCGCGCATCTGGGCAAGGGCGTGAGCACCACCTGCCGGGCCTGGGCGCTGACGCGGCGCGACGGGGTGGTGATGGGGTTCACCGACCATGACCGCGCGCTGCGGTTCGACGGGATCGGGTTTCGCCCCGAGACGGGGATGAGCGCGCGCGCCGTGGCGGCGGGCACGGGGTTGGCCGTCAACAATACCGAGGCGTTGGGTGCGCTGTCGGACGGGGCGATCAACGAGGCGGATATCGAGGCCGGGCGCTATGACGGTGCGGGCGTGCGGGCGTGGATCGTCAACTGGCAGGACGTGACGCAGCGGGTGGCGGTCTTTGCCGGGACGATCGGTGATATCCGCCGCGCGGGCGGCGCGTTCGAGGCGGAATTGCGCGGGCTGACCGATGCGCTCAACGTGCCGCTGGGGCGGGTTTATCAAAAGAGTTGCAGCGCCGTTCTGGGGGATCGCGCGTGCACGTTTGATCTCGATACGCCGGGGTATGTTTCGGAGCGCGCGGCCGAGGAGGTCACGGACAACCGCGTGTTCCGCTTTGCGGACATGGCCGGATTTGCGGAAGACTGGTTCCGGCACGGCGTGCTGAGGGTGCGGGGCGGTGCCGCGCAGGGATTGCAGGGCATGATCAAACGCGACCGTATGGAGGGGGCCGCGCGGGTGATCGAGCTGTGGAATCCCTTGGCGGCGGAGGTGGCCCCCGGCGATGCGCTGCGGATCGAGGCGGGGTGCGACAAGCGCCGCGAGACCTGTCAGGTCAAGTTCGACAACCTGCGGAATTTCCATGGATTCCCGGACATTCCCGGTGATGACTGGGTGATCACCGACCCGGCGAAATCGCCACGACCCAACGGTGGGAGCCGCAGGCGATGAGCGCGCAGGCCGCACGGATCGTGGCCGCCGCGCGCGGCTGGATCGGCACGCCCTACCGCCATCAGGCGGCGTGCCGGGGCGCGGGGTGCGATTGTCTTGGCCTCATTCGCGGGGTCTGGCGCGAGGTGATGGGGGCCGAGCCCGAGCGCCCCCCCGCCTATTCGATGGACTGGTCCGAACCCGCCCGCGACGAGGCGCTGTGGCGCGCCGCCGGCCGGCATCTGGTGGCACAGCCGCCGGGGGCCGAGGCACCGGGCGACGTGATCCTGTTTCGGATGCGCGACGGCGGGGTGGCCAAGCATCTGGGGATTTGCACGCGCGCGGGGCGGGGCGCGCGATTTGTCCATGCCTATTCGGGGCATGGCGTGGTTGAAAGCGCGCTGAGCCTGCCCTGGCGGCGGCGGATCGTGGCGCGCTTTGCCTTTCCTGAGGAGGGATAAGCATGGCAACGATTCTTCTGTCTGCCGCCGGGGCGGCCATCGGTGGCGCGGTGGGCGGTTCGGTTCTGGGTATCTCGTCGGTGGCGCTGGGCCGGTTCGCGGGGGCCGTCATCGGGCGGTCGATCGACCAGAGGTTGCTGGGGCAGGGATCGGAGGTGGTCGAGACGGGCCGCGTGGGCCGGTTGCGGCTGACCGGTTCGGGCGAGGGCGACGCCATTGCGCAGGTCCATGGCCGGATGCGCGTGGGAGGGCAGGTGATCTGGGCCACCGAGTTCCGCGAGCGCGTGAGCGTCACGCGCGGACGCGGCGGCGGTGGCAAGGGCAGCCCGCGCCCCGCAACCCCCACGGTGCGCGAGATCAGCTATTCTGTGAGCCTGGCGCTGGCGCTGTGCGAGGGCGAGATTTCCCGCGTCGCGCGCATCTGGGCCGATGGCACCGAAATCGCGCCCGACGATCTCAACATGCGGGTCTATCCGGGTAGCCGCGATCAGCTACCCGATCCGCTGATCGAGGCGGTGGAGGGGGCAGGCACCGTGCCCGCCTATCGCGGCACCGCCTATGTGGTGATCGAGGATCTGGATCTCACGCCCTTCGGCACCCGCGTGCCGCAATTCAGCTTTGAGGTATGCCGACCGGCGCAGGCGGAGGGGCCGGGGGCCGATCTTGATCCGGTTCACGCGCTGCGCGGTGTGGCGATGCTGCCGGGCACCGGCGAATACGCGCTGGCCATGAGCCCGGTGACGATGGATTTCGGGTTCGGATCCAAGGGGCTGGCCAATGTCAACACGCCCGGTGCGCGCAGCGATTTCGCTGTGTCGCTGGAGGCGTTGCGCGCCGAATTGCCGGGGGTGCGGGCCACGTCGCTGGTGGTAAGCTGGTTCGGCGACGACCTGCGCTGTGGTGACTGCCAAATCCGCCCGATGGTGGAGCAAACGGCGTTCGATTCGGCCAACATGCCGTGGACGGTATCGGGCCTTGGCCGGGCGGCGGCGCACGCGGTGCCGCGCGACGGTGATGGCCGCGAGGTCTATGGCGGCACGCCCGCCGATCAGGCGGTGGTGGAGGCGATCCTTGCGCTGCGGCAGGCGGGGCAGGATGTGCTGTATTACCCGTTCGTCCTGATGACGCAGTTGGAGGCCAACGGATTGCCCGATCCGTGGAGCGACGCGGGCGATCAGCCGGTTCTGCCCTGGCGCGGGCGGATCACCACCTCGCAGGCACCGGGGCAGGCGGGCAGCCCCGACGGCACGGCGGCGGCGGCGGCCGAGGTGGCGGCGTTCTTTGGCACGGCGCGGGCAGCGGATTTCACCGTGACGCCGGTGGCAGCGGTGCCGGTGGCGGTGCCGGGCACGGGCGCGCGCGACCTGCTGAGCTATGGCGGGGCGGTGAAGCGCAGCCCGGTGGCCTATCGCGGCCCCGACGAGTGGTCTTATCGCCGGTTCATCCTGCATCAGGCGGCGCTGTGCGCCGCGGCGGGGGGTGTCGAGAGCTTCTGCATCGGGTCGGAGATGCGCAGCCTGACGCAGGTCAGGGGCGCGGGAAACAGCTTTCCGGCGGTGGCGGAACTGATCGCGCTGGCCGCAGAGGTGCGCAGCCTTCTGGGGCCGGATGTCAGGATCAGCTATGCCGCCGACTGGTCGGAATATTTCGGCTATCAGCCGGGAAATGGCGACCGGTTCTTTCACCTCGATCCGTTGTGGGCGGATGCCAATATCGACTTTGTCGGGATCGACAATTACATGCCGCTGTCGGATTGGCGCGAGGGGGATGGGCATCTTGATGCGCAGGACTGGCCGTCGATCCATGATCTTGATTACCTGCAAGCCAATATCGAGGGTGGCGAAGGCTATGACTGGTTCTATCCCGGCCCCGAGGCACGCGCGGCGCAGCGGCGGGTGCCGATCACCGACGACGCCCATGATGAGCCGTGGGTGTGGCGGTTCAAGGATTTGCGCGGCTGGTGGGCGAACCGCCATTTCGACCGGGTTGGAGGCGTGCGCGCGCCCGCGCCGACCGCGTGGGTGCCGCAATCCAAGCCCATTCGATTCACCGAATATGGCTGTGCGGCGGTGGACAAGGGCACCAATCAGCCCAACAAGTTCCTCGATCCCAAGTCATCCGAATCGCGCCTGCCGCGCCATTCCACCGGCGCGCGCGACGAGATGATCCAACTGCAATACCTGCGCGCGATGACCGGCTATTGGACGGACCCCGCGCGCAACCCGGTGTCCGAGGTGTATGCAGGGCCGATGATCGACATGGATCACGCCTGTGCCTGGGCGTGGGACGCGCGGCCCTATCCGTGGTTTCCGGCCAATGCCGCACTGTGGTCCGATGGCGGGAATTACGCGCGCGGGCACTGGATCACGGGCCGGGTGAGCGGGCGAAGACTGGACGAGGTGGTGGCCGAGATCGCGGGACGTGCGGGGATTTCGGGGGTCGAGGCCGGGCGCGCGCCGCGCTTTGTCCGCGGCTATGTGGTGGACGAGGTAGGGACGGCGCGCGCCGCACTTCAGCCGCTTTTGCTGGCCTATGGCGTGGACGCGGTCGAGCGCGAGGGCACCCTCGGGCTTTGCGCGCGCGACGGGCGGGCGGATGCCACGCTTGCCCATGAGCGGCTGGTGCGCGACCCCGAGCTTGGCGGCGTGATCGAGCAGACGCGCAGCAGCGATATCGAGCTTGCAGGCCGCGTGCGGTTGCGCTTTGTCGAGGCGGATGGAGATTACGAGGCGGTGGCCGAAGAGGCGATCCTGCCCGACGAGGCCACCCACGCGGTGGCGATGTCGGAGTTGTCGCTGGCCCTCACGCGGGCCGAGGGGCGGCAGGTGGTGGAACGCTGGCTGTCGGAGGCGCGGCTGTCGGTGGACACATTGCGCCTGACGCTGCCGCCTTCGAAAATCGGGCTCGGGGCGGGGGACGTGATCGAACTGCCGCAGGCCAGGGGCGGCGGGCGGTTTCGCATCGACCGGGCCGAGCAGATGGCCGGCGTGCAGCGCATCGAGGCCACGCGCACCGACCCCGAGAGTTTTCAACCCATCCTGATCGGAGATGTGCCCGCGCGGCTGCGCCCCTTCACCGCGCCGGGGCCGGTGACGCCGCTGTTTCTGGATCTGCCGCTGTTGACAGGCGAGGAGGTGCCGCACGCGCCGCATCTTGGCGTGATCGCCGATCCCTGGCCGGGGGGCGTGGCGCTCTATGCCTCGGACGAGGATGCCGATTACGCGCTTGACACAGTGATCGCCGCGCAGGCCACGGTGGGGGTGACGCAAAGCGTGCTGGCCCCTGCGGCACCGGGGCGGATCGACCGGGGCGCGGGCCTTGTCGTGCGGATGCGTCACGGCACGCTGGAGAGCGTGAGCGCGACGGCGTTTCTCAATGGCGGCAACCTGTGCGCGATCGGTGATGGCACGCCCGACGGGTGGGAGCTTTTCCAGTTTCGCGAGGCCGAGCTTGTGGCCCCCGACACCTATATCCTGCGCCACCGGCTGCGCGGGCAGTTGGGCACCGAAGGGGCGGGGCCGTGGCCCGAGGGCTCTGTCATCGTGCGTCTTGACGGTGTGCCGCGCCAGATCGGGCTGAATGAGGCGCAGCGCGGGCAGGCCCGGCATTACCGGATCGGGCCGGGGGGCCGCCCGGTGGATGATCCCTCTTTCGGCCATGCGGTGATTGCCTTTGCCGGGCTGGGGCTGCGGCCCTATGCGCCGGTGCATCTGCGCGTGGCCGAGGCAGGTGGCGAGCTGCGGCTGACGTGGATCCGGCGCACGCGGATCGGCGGTGATCGCTGGGACACGCCCGAGGTGCCGCTGGGCGAGGAGAGCGAAGCCTATGTGGTTCGGGTGCGCCGGGGCGCGCAGGTGTTGCGCGAAGAGAGGGTGACGGGGCCGGACTGGACCTATCCCGCCGCCGAGCGCGCCACGGACGGGCCGGACGCGGGCAAGCGGATCGAGGTGGCGCAGCTTTCGGCCGGCTTTGGGCCGGGGCGCTTTGCCGGGCGCGACCTGTGACCGGGGGCCTCGGCACCGCCGGATGCAAGGCACATGATGGCCGTGTCGCGGGGCGTGTCCTTTTTCCTCGATCCGGGCAAGGGGAGGCCGGGCCATTCGCGCCGGGGTGATCCTGCGACCCCTTGCCGCCGGGGGCGCTTTGGTTCACCCTTCGCACAGTCCCGGCCCCGCGAACAGGAGAGGCTCATGCCCGTCAGGAACCGCTTTGCCGACATGCATGACGAGATCGCCGAATGGCGGCGTGATCTTCATGCCCATCCCGAGATTCTCTACGACACCCACCGCACCAGCGCGCTGGTGGCCGGGAAGCTGGAGGTGTTCGGCTGCGACGAGGTGGTGACGGGGATCGGGCGCACCGGCGTGGTGGGTGTCATCAGGGGCAAATCCACCG